GGATCGTTAACAGGTAATCTGTATTTAGCTCTTTCGCTTGGCTCTATGTTATTTATAATTTCTCTCGCTTGGTTTACACTAATTTTTCCGTTATTTTTCTTTAAAAATATACTTCGCATCCAATAATGTTTGCAATTAGCTCCGCCCTTGTATAACCATATATTATACGCTACTGTTCCTCTTGGTCCAAAGCCCGGATTATAGTTAGTGTCCTTATCTAAGTCCTCGTATCTGTAAAATAGTCCGTTACTCATCATTAACTTGCAAAACTCTCTCTCAGGTGCAGTACTACCGGCATAAGAATAACGTATTTTAAATAAATCATTATCTTGCCAACTACTACCTGCTGTAGGCTGTATTTGAGCCGCAAACTTAAAAGAATTATTACAAATAGTGTTATAGATATATTCGTCTTCTCCTGCTTCGCTTTCTGTAACTAATTCCCACTCGTTTAAGTCTATACTTTCTCCGTCTAATTGAGCTAGTATTTCTGAGTACATACTATCGCTTACTTTTGAAAAGTTCTGCCCTGTCTCTTCTACTATTTGCTCCTTAGTAGTTGCATTTTCTAAGTCTACAAACTCTAAAGGCTGTAAGGTTTTGAAATATAATTTTACATTAACTTTATTAAAAGATAAAATCTTATCAATGTTTTTAATAATTAAGTCCTGAAAAGGTCTAACTACTACGTTATCCATTAAGATAGAGCCTGTCTTTAACTCTTCTGCATTATTACCTAGACCTGAATTGTCTTTTATCCCTAATAACATAGGGCTTACTACTCTGTGAGCTACCATAATTTTACGCATACTCTCATCACTAAGGAATTGGTATTGATTATGTGCATCTGATAACTGTACAGCCTCTAAAGTAGCTTTCTCCTCAGGTTTGTCATTAAACGCTAGAATAAATCTACCTGCATTACTAGTACCTCCATATTTTCTTTGTACATCTGCCTCAATAGTAGCCTGCATATCTTCGTCAGGTATACCATTGTTAAAGTTAATTAACATACTAGGTGCTAGACCATTAAGAATGTTATTCAAGTGATAATTAGATATCTCCTCTTCTAACTCAGCATATTGTAACCCTCCCTGATAGTCAGGCGGTGAATAGTAATAAAAACCTGCTTTATAAGGTTTAATATATAATATCTCGCAACCTGATGTACTAGTTCCAAAAGCACAAATAGGCTCAGGCTTGTCCGTTCTTTTTAATTTACTCCAATCGTGAAAATAATAGTAATGTTCTATAACTCCGTCTTCGTTTGCTTTACCTGCTCTTAATGTTTGTACAGGGAAATGTTCTACTTCTAAAATTTTAGTATGGTCTATATTATAAACAACCTGAATAGCAGCATTACCTAATAATTTTAAATCTGAGCTAATCTTTTCTACATCTTCGTCTTTAATAAGCATTTTAAACTCTGTATAGTCCTTTAAACTTGCATCTATAGCATCTATACCTCTACCGAAAATCATTTGGCTAATACCGTTTATACAAGCGTTATTTGTAGGGCTACCATTGTACCTGTCAATTAAATGCTCAAAATACAAATTGTTATCTCCATACTCTACCCAATCTTTACTTTTTACCTCTTTTACAATAGGCGAAGTATAGCTGTTCATTTGTACAAATCTTATGCTATTTTTGTTTTTATTTTCCATATTAAACTGTTATGTAATCATTGTTATAACTAGTATCGCTAGTGTAAACATTTTTGTTTATATCGTAATCTACTTGGTCTGTACAAAAAACTCTGTCTTTAAATATTACCTCTTCGTCATATAGAATAGTAATGTTATAAAAACTATTATTCTTTAAATCAAACTCAGCTGTTACAAAATAATTATCTTCTACTATCGTAATTATAGGTACTATATTTGTTCTCTCATTAGTAGTCTCATTCTCTAAAATAATCAAAACTCCTGTTTCGTATCTTCTAGGAATGCATTTAAAAGTTTGGTCTTCTATTGTTTGTTGTAATATTATCATACATATATAACGACTTTATTTTAAATTTTGCACAAAAAAAAAGGATAGCTAAAAAACTATCCCTTTAATCTATAATTAACCTTAATTATGCAGGGTTAATATTTACTGTCTCTAAGTTAGAGCTAATAATTGTTGGGTTTACTAAGTATGGATAAAATGGCTCAGATGCAGTTAAATTTAAAGTGTATCCGCTCATATCTCCGAATGCAGCTCCTGTTGCAAATGTACCTCCTGTTGTATCACAACCTCTAGTAACTCCTACCGAGTAAAATTTACCGTTATTGTCCTCAATAAATACGTGAGGTCTACCGATAATAATTTGGTTTAAAGCTACAGTAGTCTCGTCATCTAACTTGTGTAAAGCAACTGTTAAAGCTTGTTCATAGTAAGTAGTACCATTCTCAGCACTTTGCGTAACTGTAACCTCTAAAGAGTTAGCTCCTCTTACTTCATATTTAAAAATCTCAGGCGTTCCTGCAATAGCAGTAATCTCTCCTCCTGAAATAGTCAAGGCTCCTAATGTATCATAGTCTGCAAAGTAAATGTTACGAATTCCTCCGACATTGTCCTTACAAGCTAATAAACGCCCTGTATTTATAGTACATAACATATATTAAAATTTAATAATTAAAAAAAAAAGGGTGGTGTTACCCACCCCTATAAATTTAGTCGCAGTTAACTAATACAATCTCGTTTCCGAAACCTACTTGTGTACCTTGAGACCATCTCATAATGAAACGTACATTTTTACTTCCGTCAGTTTCTGCCATATCTAAAACTCTCACTTCATTCAAATTATCTAAAAGTCCAATACCGAAGTATAAGTTAGATTTTCTAGCAATTACGATTTTGTTACCAAGCTCTCCTGATACGAATATTTTAATACCATCAAAAGTTAAAGCCTGAATTCCATCATACCACATTGTACCCATAGCGTTAACACCATTAGCTCCAACATTAGCAGCGAAACCTCCTAAAGCTCTTACATACGCTTTAAAACTTTCAAAGCCCATATAGATAGTTAAGTCTTCTTTACCATAAACATTGTTAGGTAATAAGTCTACAGCATCTCCTAAAGTATCAATAATGTTAGCAGCAGTTGGTGCACCTGGGTTTAATGTAATATCAGCACCGTCAGCAGTAGCCTGAGCGATTAAGCTATTCCAAACAGCTAATTCAGTAGCATAAGCCACTTGCTCTAACATATTTGCAATAAAGAATTCTGTAAAAGTAGCAGGTAAGTTATCAAATGCACTGTAGCCCATAGAAACAGCTTCCCAATCTGACTGAAAAGGTGTTTTACATAAAGTCAAGTTAATTTGTTTCTCAGTAACTGTTAATACTTTCTCAGATAGTGTTACATCAGCTGTATCAGTATAATCACAAGTAGCGTTAGCAATAGTAATTACATTGTTTAATTTTTTTAATACAGACTTGAATTTAACGTTGGGCATAATAGTAATACCCTCGTTTTTTAAAGTTGGTGCAGATAATACACCTGCAGCGATATATTTTCCTGCAAATTCTCCTGCATAAGTTGTAGTAATAGCAGGTTCAGTAAAGTTTTGTCTTGTTAAGTTGCTCATTTTTTTATTAATTTAATTTGTCAAAAATTGTTTCTAATACATTGTTTTTCTTTGTAGTCTTAACTACTGTGTTTTTAGCCTCAGGGCTGTGAGTGATTTTAGACATTTTAGTTTTTGACATTTCGTCATACTTCATTTTAATCTCTTCCATCTCTGCTTTTAATTGCTCTAACATAGGTGCTACAACTTTAACAACAGCATCAATAATCTCCTCTTGTGAAGGCATTTTCTCTTCTACTACTGTTTCTTCTGTAACTACTTCCTCTGCTGCTTCTACTTCAATTTCCTTTGTAGCTTCAATCTCAATTTCTGTTTCAGCTTCTGCCTCTACGACAGCATCAATTACTCCGTCTTCTACTACTACTAACGTTTTACCGCTTTCTAGTTTGTACTCTCCTTTAGGTGCAGGTTCGGTAGCCTCTTCTGTAACAATAAATACAGGTGTGTTAGGTTCAAAACTTTCAGCTTCTAATACTGTACCATCTAAGGTTACTTCTTTTGCTAATTCTATTTTAGCTCCTAGAAGTACTTGAATGTTTTTTAATAGTTCACTTGGTTTCATAAAATTTCTAATTTAGTTATATAACGATTTTTAATAATTATTTTGCATTTTCATTCTGCTGTTCTTTGTATTATTCCTATTCCTTGCTCTTGTAAGTCTCCATTACAGCACTTAATACTATACTTATCTTTGTCTTTACATAAACAAGCTCTTTTACCTCCCTTAGGGCTAGACCAACTAGGTATATAAGTGTTATCTTTCATTTCTAATCTGTTTTAGTTTTCTACTCGCCCACTCTATACCTGCATCGCCTCCCCACGCTAACCACATTAAACGACCGCAACCCTCTCCTAGTTCTCTATCTGAGTTCTGTCTCTGTCTTTCAAAGCTAGCCATTCTACTAATTGTATCTTCGCTTATCGGCTCTCTATTTGCTAATTGATTAGCTCTAGCTTTACCTACTGCAGTTCCACAATCTCCCCAACCATTCTCCTCAGCATATCTAAGAGCTATCTTTGCGTTTTCTTTAGCTGCCTCAGGATAGTCAGTATAACTTTTAAATTCTCTTTTAACTACGTTTTTTAATAATTCAGCTTTTACATTTAATAACTGCAAACCTATTTCTATCTCTTTAGATAACTCAGTGTCCTCAGTTTCTTTTTTTAAGTCCGCAAAGTAACCCTCAATACTAAAACCCTTAACTATACCTGTTTTTATATAATCATTCCAAATAACATCGTTGTTTACCTTTACAGTACCTACCCAAGTTCCTATTGGTAAATCTAGTCCGTATATATTAGACTTATCATTGTTATTGTCTTCTTTTATCCAACTCTCAACAAGTGTCAGTCCTGTTACATCTTCTCTATGTTCAAACGTAGCATTGTTTTGATATCCTCTTTTAGCATATAATTCCATAGCTTGCCTGATCGTCTCTTTAGAAAAGTAAACATAATACTCTCTATTTCCGTCTCTTCTAGCTATTTTCTTATCAGGTATTAATAAAGCACCTATTAAAATACGCTTTTCTGTATCTATACTTTCAAATTTAAACTCTTTTTGCTTAGATAGTGCTACAAAGTTCTCCTCAATAGCAGGTCTTTCTACTATTGATATTGCATCTACTCCGCTTAACTCTTGGTTTTCGTCTATAATTAACTCTATAATCTCCATAATTGTATAACGTTTATTTTTATATTTTAGTTTTTATTATACCTTTTTCGGTATATTACGTACCTTTTTTGGTACTATCCTATGCTAGCATTACTTATAATGTTCCTGTCTAAAGCCTGTTGACTAGTAACCTGATTAGCAACTACGAAAGCCTGTATAGGTTGTTGACTACCTAAAGTCCCTGCTAATTGATTAGCTGTACTACCTCCTACAACATTAAATTGTGGTGGGGCGGGTGCTGCTTGTGTACTACCTCCTCCGCCTCCTCCTCCTGAAGATGCACCGCTAGCACTTGGTGCTGTTTGTCCCTCAGAACGAATAGAAGCAATAGCCTTAGCCGCACTTGCAACCGTAGCTCCAATCTGTAAACCTCCTTTAACTGTATTTGCTATAATTGTAGGAATAGCTGCAACTCCTCCTGATGCAATAGCCTGAGGTGTAGCCAAAGCACCTGCATTAGCTGTACTAATAGCTGAAACAGACTTAGACACACTCATAGCTGCTGTACGAACTACATCTGCAATAGCTAGAGCCTTAGCAACTTTTTGCATTCCTTTACCTCCTGCATTAAGTATAGTTTGTAGATTGTTAAAATTATCTCTATATGTTTTTTCTTTAAACTCTGCCTCTGCCTTTGCTATATCTTCTCTCTTCTTAGCATTATCCGCAAGTAGTTTATTTCTTTCCTCTTCTGAAACTCCTGTTAGTTCTTTTATTAATCTTTCCTGTTCTACAATAGCAGCATATCTAGTCTCAAACTCTAAAGTAGTATCTTCAATAGTTTTAGCATTTTTATCTAGCTTCTTTTTAGTAGCCTCATCATTTTGTTTAGTTAATAGGTCATTTTGTTTTTTAATAAATATCTCATCTTGTAAAGACATTAAATCGTATAGCTCTTGGTCTGTCTTAGCTATTTTACTTAGTCTTTCTCTCTCTCTACTATCTTCTAATTCTAACTTCTGTTGCTCAGTTTTAGCATTCATATCATCTAGCTTTGTTCTAAGCTGTGTTTTGATATCGTCTACTTCTTTTTGGTGTGCCTCTACTGCTTTTTTCTCTT